AAATTATTTTTTAATCTCTCTGTAACAACCGACAATGCCTTAAGCGACTCTCCTAATTCAGCATTTGCAACTTCCGCAGCATTAGACGCACCAGCAAGTTCAACGATCATTGCTCGACCTGTTTCTGTTCTTACTTCAGAAACAACATCTCTTCCTTTAGATTGTTTTTCTAATAGAATTCTGTCGGCAACGGCTTTTCTTGCTTCTTTAGCTGTTTTAATTTGCTGAGCAGATACTTTAACTAATTTTCCTGATGCATCAACAAACCCCTCAACTTGTTGGCCGACAGCGGCTGTTGCAATTCTTGCAATAATACCAATATCTCTAAAGTTATTAACAGCTTCTGGCAAAGCTGTTTTATTTAAAACATTAAATTCTCTTAATGCGCTTTCTGCAACACCAGCTAACAAGCCCTCAGCCGTGCTTGAGTTTCTAGTGGCGGCATTTAATTCTTTATTAAACAAAGAAAGTTGCTCAATAGCAAGAAACATACGCGGGCCCTGTCGTTTCTCAAACAGGTTTGACATCAACTTCATTGCCCCTTCCATTCCTTCCGAAGAGGCCATTACTTTGTCAAAAATTTCAGTGATAGATTGTAAACCTGTTAAACCAGTTTTATTAGCAGTTGCAAATGCACTTGAAGCATCGCCAGCTTCTCCAAAAGATTCAGCAAGTCCTTGTAGAATTTTTATATTTTTAGTAGTAGGACTTAATGCTCTTTGTAAAGATACTTTAATTGAGTTAGCGGAAGCTCCTACATCCAAACCAGCTGCTTTCATTGGGGCAAGCAATGCGGCTGCTTCTGTCATGGACAAGCCAAACGAAACAGCCATTGATGCAACTTCTGGAAATGCCTGACCTAAATCCTTTAGCGTTAATGCCGTTACGTTTTCAATAGCGTTAAACAATTGCATTTGAGTAGTAGCAGCCTTGACAGCCATTGCCTCTCTATCAATTGCACTTGTCATGCCTTTAAAAGCACCGGTATTTTCATAAGCTCTAACTGATTGGAAATATAATGCTTGAGTTAAGTCTTGCGCCCCACCGATATCCATTGCGCCAAGTTTTTCAATTTGAGCAGTCAATTCGGTTAAAGCCAAAATGCTTTCATGTCCAGTAATGCCCAATTCTGCAAAATCGGATGCAAGGCCTACAATAAGTTGTTTTGATACACCATAGTTAGAACTAATTTTTGTTAGTTCATTATTTAAACTGGTAAAAGCATCAGTTAAACCTTTAACTTGCTGAGGAGTAGCTCCTGCCCCGAGTTTTCTATTGGCTTGTTCAGCAGAGAGTGCAACGTTGTCAAGAACTTTAGTTAAACGAACAAGTTCTTTATCAACTGCAACAAGTTGTTGAAAACCTGTCCGTGCAAACAGCGCAATAGGGGCTGTTAGGTTGATCATTAAGCTTCTACCGACAAATTGTGCGTCTTTACCAATTCTTTGAATTCTGGTAGATGTTGCTCGCAGGTCTGAGCCGAATGCTCTAATCCTCATTCCTCGCAATACTCTATCCATTTGTTTAAGTTCTGTTACTGATTTACGGGCAGAGTCTGCAAAAGCCTTATTACTTGCACCCGCAAAACCAATTGCTGCGCGATACGCTCCAATTTCAGTTCTTATTCTTCTAGTTTCAGCACCAAGAGCTTTCTGATTAGTAATTAAACCTTTAAGTGTTTTAGCGTGATCGTTGGCGCTTCTTGCACCCATACCCAACGCTTTAGCTACAGCCTGGCTGTGAGCATCTAATTTCTTAAGAGGTATATTTAAGTCAACTAAACCTTTGTTTAATGAACGCAAAGAAGCGCTTAAATCAGTGATTGATTTTGCGCCCTGCGTTGCAACATTAATTATAATATCTACATCAGACATAGTTGTACCAATGTAAATTATCGCATTTTATTGACAAAAAAGCAATTATCACTCTGTGCTATAACCCAAGCCAAACCCTTGTGGGAGCATTCTTATTTCAGTTTTAGTGATGGCATGTTCTCTTGCATTATCCGATTGATCGTACCAATCATCTTCAAAGTCAACATCGGCCCCTTGAGAGGCAGCAAGAGCCTTCATGTTTTTACTAAACTCGTTAGTGCATGCACGATAAAGCAAAAACATCTCATGCAAAATTAATGATTCTTCTAATTGCTCAAGACTATGCCAAGCACCTGTCTGAACAAATATTTCTGATTCGTATTTTACTAAGGGTATATCTTCCCAAACAAGGGGTGAATTATCTCCACCCCCAACCCTATTTACTGGTTTGGGTCTGATCCCATTGCGGCAGCCATTACTTCACCGAATGTTCTAAGGTCAAGAACATCTTCAAGCAATTCTCTATCTGCAGCTAAAACTGGGTCTGCTTTACGCAAGGCAATTGATGCTGCGGAAATCATTTTATCAATGTCCTCGTCAGTCATGCCTGTTTCATCATTGGTTTTCATCTCATTTGCAACTTTCATAAATTCACGCAAATGTTTAATCGTAAGAGGCTTAACAACACGCTTAACCCCATCCGCAAAAGTAATTTCAGTACCTTTAAAAAGGTCTACATTCTTATCACTCATTTACATACCATCCTTGTTGATAATAGGGAAAATCCCTTGGACAAAGTATAGCATACCTGCCCAAGGGATTTTCTCAATTTGGTACAAATTGTATATCTAATTAAAGATATTAGATTTGGTCAATGATTTTGCCGTATTCGTATCCAGAATCTTCTGTTACTGGGAGAACTCTAAACGAGATCTCAAACACGGTTGCTTCTGAACGCTTCATTGAAATCATTGAAGACGCAAAAGACACTGCTCGTTTTGTATTAAACTTACGTGTCTTTGTCACCGAAGCCGTTGAGCCTGGTGCGTTTCCAACAATTTGCAAAGCATATTCAAAAGGATATACTGATTGCGAACCAAACAAGAATGACTTAGTGTTTGCACCGTCAAGGTTTGATTTGATATCTGCACCGCCAGTTACATTGTCGTAACTCCATGCGGTTGCAAGGTTGTTCAGCGTACCCTCAGCAAGAGTCGTCTTCACCATTACTTTAACTTTTGATTGAATTACCTTTGCGGCATCACCGTATTGGTCAATCTCAATGTCAACCATATCTGGTTCCCACGAAATTTCTACACCACCGGTAGTTGCTCCTACGTTTGTAAGACTATCAAAATCATTCAGATTCATCGTTGTATTTGAAGTGCCTGTTTTAACTGTTGCTTCGCCTACAAGGATATTTGAAACTGTTACTGCCATTTTATTCCTCCATAAAACTTATTCAAGGATAAATATTTTTTTACCCTTGCGGTCCCGCCAGGAAGATATCTTCTTAGCGTGATCTGGGTTTATCTCATCCGAACGGGTTCCGACACCAACGCCTTTCTGCCATTCAAAATCATAAACCTTAGAACCTAATTTAACGACAAACCCTGGGGTCTTGCCGATATATGTAATTACATTATACTTCATATATATTTATTCTACCACAAATTAATCAAAGGCTTACTGATATTAGGTAAAAATCCATATCCATTAGATACCAACCCTCTTTTTCTATAGGCTCGGTTAGATTTGTGGAATATAAAAATGAATTTAAAATCCTGACATTAGAGCTAGGGATTGTTCCTTGGACTTGATCTGACTGACCAAGCAAAGCAATAAATCTTTCAGATATGCTGAACAAACGAGCAACATCTGAATCATAAATTGAATACCTAACGGCATCTCTTCTCATCCAGTAAGATTCAATTGAAGGAGTTCCTGGTTCATAGTAATACACCACGAACGGGGCTGTCTCTGAGCCGTAACCAACTACTGGGAAAAAGTTCATCACTTTACCAGCAATGCTTGTTAATGTAGCATCAGCTTTTAAAAATGTATTTACATCGTAGACACTTATTGGCATAACTAACCCCTTGGAATATCAGTAGATGGTCTTGAAACCCCACCTCTCTTCCCAAATCCTTCTTTAGTCAGTGATTGACTGATCAAATCAATAACCACTTTCCTAGCAAGTTCTTTTACCTCTGGTCGCTTACTTTTAATTCTAGCTTTCTTAACACGCCTGTAGAATTGACCATAACCTTCAGCAGAGCTTTCTGCACGTAATTTCATAGCATATTTTTTCTTAGGATAAATATACCCGCCGCCTTTCTTGCCTGTTAAAACTATTGATGAAGCAATCTGGACATTTCTTCCATTCTTTCCTGACTTAGAACTCTTAGCCGGAGAAATTACTAATTTAGCCCCAACCGGTCCGTACTGCATAGCTTTTACTTCTAAATACCGAGCAGCTCTTGATATTTCAGGAAGCCTATTTTTTATTTTCTCTTCAGCGGCATTAATAGCTCTCATCTGAGCAGCTTGCAATCTTAATGGTAAAATTTGTGTGTTAAGAGCGGCGTATTCCATTTGGTCACTTGCTGCTCTGTTAATTGTAATTTTAAGCATTCTCTACAACCTTCCTGCAAGTTAAAAGAACTTGTCTAACTTTACCATTTAAACCAATTTGTTTATGGATGTTAACAATTTCTACAGGTCCAACATCAATAACATTCCCATATCTATCCACAACATTTTTAATACGATTACTATATGAAGCATAAGATGCATCTTTATAAGAAATATAAAATTCTATTTCATCAATATTATCCGTATATGGGTATGTTCTTCTCTCCGAAGACATAGCTTGATATAGAGCTTTAATTGTTCCGGCTAAAGCGTATGTCGTAGCTCTTTGTCCTGCTGCATTTACAGTTGTTGTTTTTGTATAAACATCAATCTCATGCGGAAGTTTTAAAAAAGTTCCGTTAGACATTTAAACCACATAGTCCATTACAAACAATGTATAATCCATCAACAAAACATCAGCATCAATATTTCCGGTTGATTCATAGAATGATACATCTTTCTTAGTTTCATATTCAATAGTGTCCATATCAACACGATAAATCCCATGCCTTCTGTATTCAGAATCATCATTCATCATATCTTCTAGAAGAAGGTCAGCGGCTTGCTCAATGTTGTTCGGGACAAATTGCCAACCAAAATCTCCTTCAATCTTATAATCATCATCAGCATCAAACCTAGCTGTTGAAATAAGTGTTTGAACACTATCTAAAACTGATTTTTTATATTGGATATAATACGTACTTCCAAAATTATGAGGCTCTTTTGTTTTTTCAATATTATCTAAAGTTGCGTCTGCGTAGTCGTGCACAACAGCCTGATCTGAATCACCGACATTGACTGTTACTTTTCTTAAAGTAGAAATAGGCATTGGCAAATGTATTGTCTTTTTTCCAGAACCTTGAATTTCTATATATTTGTTTGGATAGTAATCAAAAGACTGACCACAGAATGTGTTAATAATGTTTCTAACTTTCTTTTCCATCTTATCAAATTTTTCAGACCAATCTGTTTCTAGCTCTGGGTGGTCTTCAAAAAATGTATCACTATCAATATACGGAGTATAAGTATTTATGTATTGAGATTGCGTATATGATGTTCCGCTTACGGTGTATGTAAAATCAGCTCTGTACTTCCCGGCTGAATTTAAAATATAAATACCAGAAGCTTGCTGGCCATAAGTGATTGTGTAAACACCAGTGCCTGTTCTTGTCGCATTAGTTGGTCCACTTACTAATGAACCAAATTCATGATAAAGACTTGTTGATACAGTATTGGATGTAGGATCGCTCGGTAAAGTAAGAGTTAATGTCTTACTTGTGTTTATTTTTACATCATCCATAATATTCAATTATAACAGAAAAGCCGTTCCAAGCCCTAGAAGGTTTGCATAGCTAAAGATACTTCTAAATCAGCAACATCTGTATCAAGATTTGAGCTAGCAATTGCATCTGCAATGCTAAATGAAATAACAGTATTGCTTGCGTCTTTATAAAATAAAATCCCATCAGCATAGTTTATTGCAAGCTCTCCGTACTCCAGAGAATTAGCAACAGGAGCCGCATTGGCAGTTCCGGATCTTTTAAGTTTTACAATGTTAGCCATTGGCTCTCCTAATTAAAAAGTACCACCGTCTACAGTGACATTATCTAAGTTTGTTCCGCTTAATACGGTTGTGCCATTTATTTTAAACACTTTTCCGCTAAGCAAATTAAAATGTTCTGATGCAGTCCAAGCATCTGTTGCATCAACCCAGTTGAGTGTTTTATCAGTTGTGCCTTTAATGGTAAACCCAGCGCCATCTGCTGTTGTGTCGTCTGGAGTTGCAACATTTGCCAAAACAATATTTTTGTCTTCAACGGTAATGGTTGCTGTATTTAGCGTTGTTGTGTTTCCTTGTACGGTTAAATCGCCGGATACAGTGAGGTTGTTTGAGATAGTGACATTGGCTGGCAAGCTGATTGTTACAGCGCCAACTCCAGAATTAGATACTGTAATCTCATTTGCTGTTCCTGTCAGACCAGTTACAAGGGTTGTCGCTCTATCAGAAATTTGCGATGAGGTGATTGAAATTGTTGAGTTCGCAGCAGCAGTTAAGCGACCCTGAGCATCAACTGTAAATGTAGCAACAGAACCAGCAGCGCCATAACTTGCGGCAGTA